TCGACGATTTGAGAGCTGCGGTTCCGTTGGATCCAACGACAGAAGACGTTGACTGTAATGACGATAACATTCTAACCAATCAAGATTACTCACCTTAGGAGATACGATGAACGACGAACAGGTTCCGGAGCAGGAGCAGCCTCAGGAAGTTACACCAGAGGCTCCTTCAGTTTCTACTCAGCAGGTTGAAGAGGGAACAAATCCTCCTGAAGCTCCTCAAGTTGAAGAGGCTCTTTCGGATGATGACGACGATGATGCCAACGATGACGACGATTCTACTGAACCGGAGAATGATCCTGAGGAGGCTTAATGGCGATCGTTTGCCCATTTACTACTTGGAAGCCGATTAAAGAAAACATAACTCGAGGTGGACGTAAAACCATCCGAGGATTCGTGCCACATGTGCAAGTGGGCTATGGATCGTTGTTCGGTTTCTTTAACACAAGGAAACCCGCTGGGCATGGTGCATCGGCGGATTTTTGGTGCTCACAAAGTGGAGAAGGAGAGCAATACGTCGATATTGGTTACGATCAAGCATGGGCTCAAGGGTCAAAGAGTCATAATGGTAACCCATACATGGCGTCTTGCGAATTTGAAGGAATGCCAGACGAAGTGATGACCGATGCTCAAATTGAGTTTGGCGGTCGATTGATTGCTTGGTTAAAGAGTCATGTAGCAGATTGGCCTTTAGTTATTTCAGATAATCCAGAAGGTTCTGGTATCATGCCTCACTACATATTTGGTGGTGGTCACACCTGTCCTAATCCGGGTAATCCTCCTGGGCCAAGAGAATTACAATTTCCAAATCTTATTTTGTCAGCGCAACATTGGCTCGATCCAAATTCAAACCCAGTTCAGGAGGCAGAAGTGACGACATCAGTAGTCATTGTTGATCAATACGGAACAGAACATCATTTCTACATCGGACAGGACAAGCAAGTTTGGGTCTTCTGGTGGACTGGTAATGGTTGGTCTGGGCATGTACCAATGGGCGGTCAATTCATAGGTGGCCTTTCTGGAGTTCATCGTGGCGGTGGCGTTTTGAGTATTGATGGAATTGGAACCAATCATGCAATCTGGAACAATGTTCGTGATTCAAAGGGTAATTGGACAGGATTCCGAGATATTGGAGGAAAAGTACTGTAATTGTGTTTTTCGTTGACCTCCGGTATTTCTAAATAGTAGAAAGGAGGGAGATGAGTACAAAGAAAGATGTTGTTGCTAAGCCTAAGCGTCCTGCGACTACAGTAGAAGGTAGAGAGAATCAACTCATCTCTCTTGCTACTGATCTTGTCGAGCGACAATTGGCAGAAGGTTCCGCCTCCTCTCAAGTCATAGTTCATTTTTTGAAGCTTGGTACTACAAGAGAACGCTTGGAGCAAGAACGACTTCGCAACGAGAACTTGCTTCTCAGTGCAAAGGTCGATCAACTTGCTTCAGCGAAGAGAATTGAAGAGCTGTATGAACAAGCTCTCAACGCAATGCGCCAGTATGCCGGTCATCTTGTGGATCCTGACTATGACGAGGAATAGATCATATTCAGAACTATCCAGACTACAGACATTCGAAGAGCGTTTTGAATATTTGAAGCTTGAAGGAGGAATCGGAAGAGCTACTTTTGGATTTGATCGATACATAAATCAACAATTCTACACATCTAGAGAGTGGCAAGACATTCGCCATGAAGTTATTGTTAGAGACGATGGTTGTGACCTTGGGGTTCCTGGTTATGAAATTCATGTCAATTTACTTATTCATCATATGAATCCAATGGATTCTTCTGATATTCTTCATCATGAAGCATGGATTTTGGATCCTGAATTTTTAGTTCTTACATGGCACAGAACACACAACGACATACATTTCGGTCGTAGTAGATCATATCCTAAAGTAGTTACTGAACGAAGACCCGACGACACCAAGCTTTGGGTAAGGAGGTGAAGGATGGAAGAGAGTATTCTTACAAGTACCAAGAAGATTCTTGGCATTTCTGAAGCTTATGAAGCATTTGATCTTGATATTATCACTCACATTAATTCCACATTTTCAATTGTCAATCAGTTTGGTGTCGGACCTGATGGTGGTTTTTCTATCACAGACAAAACTGCAACTTGGTCAGATTTTGATGTTCCTGATGATCAACTTGGTCTGTTGAAGACTTATTTTTACCTCAAGGTCAGAGTATTGTTCGATCCTCCTGGTACTTCATATTTGATAGAGGCGATGAACAAGCAAATTGAAGAACACGAGCATCGTCTTTGTAATTTCAGAGAAGCTTTGATTCCGATTCCAACTCCACCGCCCGAGGAGGTGTGGCCCGTATGGTAGATCTTGAAGAATTTCTAGAGCATCATGGTGTAAAGGGCCAGCGGTGGGGTGTCAGACGAAAGCGTTCCACATTTGAATCCAAGGCTAGAACTTCCAGAAGGAAAGCTTCCAAGAATCGACGTACGTTATCTACCGAGCAGTTGCAGAAACGTGTTTCTCGTCTTGAACTGGAAAGAAAACTCAAGAATCTCACTGAACAGGATCTTTCTCCTGGTCGAAGTGCAGCTAAAAAGATCATGAGTGAGAGTGGTCAAAAGATTGTAAAGACCGCTGTTTCTGGAGCGGGCGTTATTCTGGTCAAGACAGCTCTTACAAGGAAGTTGTCTCCGAAGGGAACCAAGCATAAGATGACTTTGGAGAAAGCTAAGGAAATCGCCGATACTGTTGCACGTGGAGGCTTGAAAAAGAAGTAGGAGGTGGTTTAATTGCTGCAAACGATGGAGTTGTACAACAAAGCCACCCCACAGTACTATGGTGCGTTCAGAGAGGCAGTTCTTCGGGGGGATATTCCTGTAAACAGGGAAATTTCCTTGGAAATGAATAGAATTGATGATCTTATTGCCAATTCTAATATTTACTATGATCCTAATGCAGTTGAGGGATTTATCAAATATTGTGAATGGGAATTGACTCTCACGGACGGCAGTGATTTATTTCTTCTAGATACATTCAAACTTTGGGCTGAACAGATATTTGGTTGGTATTACTATGTGGAAAGAAGTGTATATCAACCTGGATTTGACGGAGCTGAAGGTAGTTACATCAAGAAATTGATTAAGAAGCGTCTCACAACAAAGCAATATTTGATCGTTGCTAGAGGCGCAGCCAAATCTATGTATGCTGCTTGTCTTCATGCATATTTCTTGAATGTTGACACTGCAACTACTCATCAAGTTACAACAGCTCCTACGATGAAGCAAGCAGAAGAAGTTTTGTCTCCTATTCGAACGGCTATAACTCGAGCTCGTGGTCCTTTGTTCAAATTCCTGACTGAAGGATCTATCAGAAGTACAACTGGTCCTAGTGCTATGAGACAAAAGTTGGCATCCACCAAGAAAGGTATTGAAAATTTCTTGACTGGATCTCTTCTCGAGATCAGGCCAATGTCCATCAACAAACTTCAAGGTCTACGACCAAAATTTTCCAGTGTTGATGAATGGCTTTCTGGAGATCTCAGAGAAGATGTTGTCGGCGCAATCGAACAAGGCGCCTCAAAGATGGACGATTATTTGATTGTTGCTATTAGTTCTGAGGGAACTGTTCGTAATGGATCTGGCGATACGATCAAGATGGAGCTTGCCGATATTCTGAAGGGTGATTTCGAAGCTCCGCATATTTCCATCTGGCATTACAAGCTTGATGATATCGAGGAAGTCGCTGATCCGTCTACTTGGGTGAAAGCTAACCCAAATCTTGGATTGACTGTAACATACGATGTATATCACCTGGATGTGGAACGAGCTGAGAAAGCTCCTGCATCCAGAAACGATATTCTGGCCAAGCGTTTCGGAATTCCGATGGAAGGTTATACATATTTCTTTACATACGAAGAAACCTTGCCGCATCGTCACGCAGATTTTTGGACTACTCCATGTGCATTGGGTGCTGACCTTTCACAAGGTGACGACTTCTGTGCATTCACTTTTCTTTTCCCTCTGCAAAATGGTGCGTTCGGCATCAAGACAAGAAGCTATATTACAGAACTGACTCTTATGAAGCTTCCTGGAGCCATGCGTCAAAAGTATCAAGAGTTTATAAGTGAAAGTAGTCTTCATATTATGCCTGGATCGATTCTAGATATGATGGAAGTTTATGATGATCTTGATCAGTTCATTGAAGTAGCAGAAATGGATGTTCGTTGTCTTGGGTTCGACCCTTACAATGCTAAAGAATTTGTAACCCGATGGGAGGCTGAAAACGGACCTTTTGGAATTGAAAAAGTTCCTCAGGGAGCTAAAACTGAATCAGTTCCTCTTGGTGAACTCAAGATTTTGGCTGAACAACGAGCATTGATATTTGATCAGGATCTCATGTCGTTCGCTATGG